ACAAAACATGAACAAGTAATATAAATGAACGATATACTTCACCACCACCAGTACAATATTAATAAATAAATATTTAACTAAACATTTAACCGCTTATTTAAAATCATTATAAATAATAACTTTATTTTTATTATATTTATCTTATATGAAAAAATTTACTATAAAAAAAGAATTTTTAGGTAAAAAAATTATGGGTAAAGATGTTGGTGTAATTAATTTAACACCTAGCACTACTCAAAAGGACTTAAAAAAGCTTAACAAAAACGGTTTTGATTACATTTTAGAAATAGTAATAGATGACACAGAAGAAAATAAATAAGATAAAGGGTTCTACTGTTAAGCCTAAAGCCGATCCAGTTACTACTCCTATTATTGATAAAGAAAAAAAGCCTAATCAGGATATTATACAAGATTGGATACCATTTTTTCAAGACTCTGATAATATTTTTGTAAATGATTTAGCTAAAAGAGCAAGACGCTCAAGTACTCACAGCTCTATTATTAACCAAAAAATAACTTTTGCAATTGGTAAAGAGTTTTTATTCAAGGTAGACGGTGAAGAGAAATCTTTTGAGGAGCTAGATAGTGGCTTTCAAGAGTGGTTTATGGAGGTAAATCCAGAGGGGGATACGCTTAGAGATGTTTATAAAGACCTTACGCAATCTTTTGTAATTACTGGTAACTGTTACCCTCATGTTAAAAAAGTAGGTGATTACACCGCTCTATATTGTGAGGATGCTACAACAGTAAGGAAATCAAAAGATAAAAAACGGGCTTACATTTCTAACTTTTGGAGAGATATTTTAAACAATAATACTCCTAGTAGCCAATACCCTGTAAATGGTAATCTTACTTTTTACGATGGAAGTCAAAAGAGCGAGTACTTAATGCATATAATGAGGAAATACCCTGAGTTTAATTACTATGGCTTACCTGATTATGTAGGTGCTTTAAATTGGATTGATATTGAATATAGAATACCTAAATACAATATTGATAAATTTGATAATGGTTTTTTTCCTAGTGTATTAATGCAGATGTTTGGTGAAGTTCCTGACGGAATGAACGCTCAAGAATACGTTAATAAGATTAAAGATACTTATGTAGGTGAGGGAAAGAATGACAAAATATTAATTGAGTTATTAGATTCACCCGAACAGGCAGCATCAATACAGCAGTTAGAAAATGAAAGAGAGGGAGAGTTTTTAACTTTATCTAATCTATCAGAGAAAGCTATTATTGTAGCTCATCGTATTACTCCTAGTTTAGCTGGTTTAGAAACAGCTGGAAAGTTAGGAACTAACCAACAGATAAAAGATGAATACGATAAGTTTATGAACTCTGTTGTAATACCTGATTATCAAGAGCCTTTATTAAGAGTTATTAATAGAATAATCAAAAGAGATACTAAATGGAATAATATTGAGATAAGCGTTCTTAATGTAGCTCCTGTAGGTAACTCAGCTGGATTAGATATTAACGCTGTTACAACTATTAATGAGGGTAGAGGTATGTTAGGTATGAATCCTTTAGAAGATGATAGAGGAGATAATTTTATTAATCAAAACTCTGTAGCTAATATAGAAACTACAGAAGATAAAGAGGAGGATAAAGATGGCTTATAATACTGAGATAATGACCTCAACGGAGGTTAAAAATTTAGCGGTTGATGACTTAGCTTTTGACCAAACATACTTCGATAACTATATAATTACAAGTCAGCGTAAATATGTTAGGACTGTACTAGGTAAAGACTTTTACAATGAGATATTAAGCGAGATTGAGGGAGCTACTTTAACGGCTGATAACTCAACATTGCTAGAAAGCTTTATTAAACCTATGTTAGCTCATTATATAGTTTATGAGTGTTATTCTAAGGTACATACTCAGCTAACTAATCAGGGTGCTATGAGTAATGATACTGAGTTTACCGATCAAACTAAGAGTTTTGAATACTCACAAAGTAGAGATTTCTATATGAATAAAGCTGATTTTTGGCGTAAAGATATGGTTACTTATATTGATGAGGTAAAAGATAATAATAGTACTAAATATCCTTTATTTAACGAATGTGCAGATACACCACAGGTTAATAAGAAAGGATTAATTTTTTATAGCTAATGGCAATATTACATAAAAACATAAGTGCAGAGGGTGATATACATAATCCTAAATGGTTTAGCGGTGCTAATAATGGTGATGTAGCTTGGAGGAATGAGTTAGGGGTTTTAGAATCTACTGACGAGTTGGTTTTACCAGCTGCTTTAGACTTTGTAGATGGTAGTGTAGCTCCTCCAACTAGTAACAGTGGTGATATTTATGTACTATCAAGTGGTGGTAGTGTTAATGCTGGATGGGGTACAGTTTCTTTAGGTGATTGGGTTAGATATGATGGTACTACTTGGAACGTAATTACACCTCAAAAAAGTAGTTTATGTTATAATGAAACTACAGACGCTTTAAACTCTTATGACGGCTCTACATGGTCTGCTATTGGTAGCGGTGGAGGTGGTGGTAACACAATCTATACTGCTGACGATACAATTGGAGCGGGTAGAGTTGCAACGCTTACAGATACATTAACTTTTAAAGACGGGACTGTAAACATTCAAGGCGCAGGAACTTCAACGGGTAGCGCATTAGCTATATACGACAATGATACAACACCAAACAAACTTTGGGACTTCTTGGATAATGGAACTTTAAACGGAAACAAATCAAAAACTACTTTAATAGCTCAAAATAATACTTCAAATAATTTAGCGGAATATATAGCTAGATTTAGAAATAATTTAGATAGTGCTAATTATGGTATAATTGCAAATGATGGCTATTTTAGTTTTGGGACAAATAATACTATTTTAAATACAGATTTTTCTACTTGTTTTCAATTAGGACATTTTAACTCGATAAATACAACAAGTGCTTATTTTGGTATTATTGGTAAAAGTAATGCGATAACAGGGAACGGAAACTACCGTTATATAGTAGGAAGCGGAAACAATACATTATCAGGAAATGAGCAGGTAATTTTAGGAGTTGACAACAACGTATCTTCAAATTTTGCATCAATGATTGGTTCAGAAGGTGTTTTAAGTGGTACTTATGGAGTTGCAATTGGTAGAGCGCACAACGTAACAAGTCAATTCTCTGTTGCTTTAGGTGCTTGGACTAAACCCTCTGCTAGTGGTGCTAGTGTTATAGGTCATGGAGTGGAGTCTGATAAAAATCAGAAACTAGAAAACAGCACAGCTAACTCTTTAGCTTTAGGATGGAACACTACCACACCGCAACACTTATTTAAAAGCGACGGAGTTAATTTGACACTACCAACAAGTGCAACGGGTTTAAGTAGTGGCGATTTATGGAACGATGGCGGAACGGTAAAAATAGCATAACAAAAAATAAATATATAAAAATGGAGAATTCAATTTATTATAAAATTACAGGAAGTTTAACTAGTGATTTCGGAGATGAAATTACAAACCCTGTTATAAAAATTAATCAAGTAGCTAGTGATAACCAACTACTAGCAGATGGTTTACTAAGATTTGAGTATAAAGTTTATTCATCAGAAGATAATTTATTAGCTGGTTACTTCTTTTTTAAAGCTTGGGATACTGTAGAAGATAAAAGAATAGTTAATTTTACTTATCCTATTACTGATGTTATTAGCTGGTCAATATTAACGTATAAAGATTTACAACGTAAAATAATAGCCGATACTTTTGGATGGGCTGAGGCTGATGTTATATTAGTTGAGAAAGTTTAGTGTTAGGCTTTGTATTATTAATAATAGCAATTTTATTAGCAGTCATCTTACTACCTGTAGGATGGCTGTATTCTTTAATAACCTTACGTTTAAGTATTAAAAGGTTAGGCTCTTATTTTAAAACTATAGCTATATCAATTGACCAGCTCGGTAATGTAGTGCTATCTAATTTATTAAATGATGTACTAATAAATAAAAACGGTTATAAGTTTGGTGATGAAGATGAAACCATAAGCAAAGTGCTAGGTGTTAACAAGGCTAATAATACACTTTTAAAGGCTGGTAAATCAATATCTTTTATACTTAATAAGATTGATAAAAACCACGTAGAAAAGGCTAGTAAATCAGATAATTAGTTATATTTGTAAAATGAACAAAGAACAAGCATTAGAAGTACTAACTAACTTAGCTTATCAAGCTGAATTACCAAAAGGGTTTACAGGTGTAGAAGCATCTAAATACTTAAACCAAATTAACGAAGCTAAGACTGTTATAGAAAGTGCTTTAAAAGGTTCTAAGGTAGAAAGTAAATAAAATGAAACTTACACTAATTAGAGATATTTATACAACTAAAACCACAGTAGGGAGGCTTTTTATTGATGGTGTAGAGTTTTGTTATACCTTAGAGGATGTAGCAAGAGTAAAAGGTGTTAAGATATACGGAGAAACGGCTATACCTTGTGGTAAGTATTCAGTTACTTTAAGCTACTCTAACAGGTTTAAACAATTAATGCCTTTAGTTTATAATAAACCCGATCTAAGTGTAAGAGATGAGAAAGGTATAAGCTTCTCAGGTATTAGAATACATCAGGGAAATACGGATAAAGATACTCATGGCTGTATATTAGTAGGTAGCTCAAAAAGTAATAACTTTGTAGGTAATTCTAGGACTACTTATAAAGAGCTTTTAAATATACTAGGAGATTTTGATATTATAGAATTAGAAATAATTAACGAAATTCAATTAAAATGAAAAAAGTAATAGGATTAGTAGGTAATTGGTTAATGAGTTCAAAGGGTGCTAAAACTATCGTAGATGGTGTTGAGG